TCTCGCCGTCCAGGTCACTCCGTCCGGTGAGGTCATCACCCGGTTGCCGGTACCAGTGTCAGAGACCGCGCAGAACAAGCCGCGCTCGGGGCTCCAGCAAACGGAGAGCCATTCATTGTCAGCGGCGCTGACCCTGATAGTCCAGGTGATCCCGTCGGGGCTCGTCATCACCCGGTTGCCCGTGCCTGTGATAGCCACAGCGCAGAACAAGCCGAGGGCCGGGGACCAGCAAACCGAGCGCCAGTTATTGTCGGCGGCAGAGACTTGGCTCGTCCACACGGTCCCATTGCCAATTATTCTGTAGTCAAACGGCCAAAGAAGGTTCGACGTCCTGGCCGAGTTGAAGGTGGAATTCGCCATGATATCGGAGGCGAAGGAGCCGCCGCCGTAGTCATTGACCAGCGCCCCGCCATCCGGGCCCACATTCGCATCACTTACGGTAATCATGGCGATGGTGCCAGCGACCGACTTTAGCTGGTAATAGGTATTCCCCCCGTCGATGATCTTGGACCCGAGCTGAGGCGCATAGAGAGGCAGAACCGTCGCATTGGAGAGAGATCCCGTGCCAACGAAGGTGCCATAGGGCGAGGCTCCGGCAGTCGAGTAGATCCCGGCGGATCCGTAGGGCGTCACGATGCCGGATTCCATCTTGGTAGCCGCAGCGGGGTATAGCGTCCCTGCCGCCGACGCCGTGGCCACCGCGCCCGCCGAGGTGATCGTGAGGAGGAAATTGGGCACCGTCTGCGAGGCGGTAGCAACCCCGAGAGCGAGCGTCGACGAATTGTCATAAGAAAGCCGATGGGCAATACTGATTCCGTTCGTCGAGGAATATTGCTGCGCCGTCCAGGTCGTCCACGGGCTTAAGGAAGAATAAATCGCCGGGGTTGCCGCAGGGAGGGCCACGACTACCGAGCCGCCATTGGCGTAGGCCACTAGGTCGGAGCACTGCGAGGGATTGGCGACCGAAAGCGTTACCGCTTGATGTTCAGCTCCCGCGAGCACGAAGATGGCCCCGCCGGTCGAAACATAATAATTCGAGATTACGAAAATGCCCGTTGTGCTTATGGCCGAGGCATAGGTCAGAGCGATTGAGCGCACGATACAGGCCGCGAACAAGGTGCCGTAGAAGAAGGCGATTCCAGTCCAGATATTCGACGACGCGACGACGCTCAAATCTGTGGGGCTGATCTCTTCCAGGTAAAGTCCATCTGATTTCACAATGAGCCCGAGTAGGTAGCCGTCAGAAGTTACCGCCATGTCAAGGTAGTTTTTCGTGATCAGAGTCTTCGAGAAGAAGGTATCCGAGATGTTCCCAAGGAACACATCGTTTCCATCTCCGTCAACCCACCATATTTGAGCGGTTCCGTAGGGCGTTCGGCCCCATTTTATTTTCACTTGCGTGCCCGTCTGTGCAACGTAGAGTACATCACAGTTAGGCAGAGAAGAAGCAGCGGTCTTGTATAACTCTGTTAAGCCGCCATCCTTGGGAATACCAGTGTTGACAATATGGGGAGCAGAGGTACCCCACTGTTTGATATCGTGTGAGACGGTATCTATGTTCAGTGATGCTTCGAGTTTTATCTCTACTTCGGTGCCGTCTTTTGTGTCCATTTTTCACCAGTACGGGTTGACGCCCGCGTTGAAAACGTTCTTGACTTGCTCGGGCTTGAAGTCATCCCTCGAGCACTGCCTATCCATCGAAGTCCAAAGCTCCTTCTTCCTGGCTTCCCAGGCGGTCAGCTCCGTCTTGTTCTTGCGCCGTATTTCAATAGCGATTTGGTACGCGATAATTTCCGGAATCATGTTGTAGGGGTAAACGAGATCGTCGGTCAGTACCAGCGTGAGCGGCGCAGGATAGTACCAGAGGCAGTAAAGCGGGTAGACATAGGGATCGTAAATGATGAGCGTCTTCCCGCTGAATCGATACCCGGGGGTATTCTGGGTGTTCCCAAATCCGTCCAGGGTCATCTTGTATGCGGGGAAGAACTGCGTCACGAGTCCGCTCTGCTGGTACTGCAAGAGTCGGAGCCGATAAAAATCGGCCGGCAGGGTGTATGCGTAGGTGTACTGTCGGTAGACGTCGGCGGTGAGCGAGGTATTCGGCACATAGAGCGAAGTCACGAAATAGTCGTCGTTGTTCTCGCAGAGGTAGGCGTAAATTTCCTTCCAGGACACTTGCACGTCTTGGAGCGCTTCCGCCGCGGTGTAAACGGCAGTATTCGGCGTGTCGGAGAGGTTTCGCCCTTTCGCTATGATGTCGCTTACAAGCATTTGTGCTCCACATCCCCTAACAAAACCCCCTGGAGGCGGGGGAGGATGGCCCCACCCCCAGGGGGAGAGAAACGCTAGAAAATCTTACGCGAAGACGCACACTCCGCAATGGGCCGGATTGGTGATCGCGAACTGACAGAAGGCCTGAAAGTCGATCTGGAGGCCCTTGCCGGACTGGAGATCAACGGGCGAGACCGTGTACATGTCATCGACGAGGAACTGGAAGTTGGTGGAAAGCTCGCCCTGCTCCGCCGCGACAGGCCCGCCAGGCTCGTTGCCGAGGGGAATCTTGTCGAGAATCGGCGTGGTGTTGGTGTAGGAGTAGAGCCGGAGGGCCTCGCTGTCCAGCATGTAGGTAGCGCCCTTGGGGCAGTACGGGTCATCGATCACCGTGTTAAGCCACGAGGTAGAGAAACCGAACTGGAACTGGCTGATTCCCTGGGTAGCCGCGTTCTTCTCTTTCGAGGCCGCGCCCTGAATCTGCTGATAGAAGGTCCGGTTGCTCATGGTCTCGTTCATAATGTTGTAGTAGTCGAGATCGTTCATGATGATCGTATCGACTATGCCGCCCTGACGCCTGCACACCATGAGGAGCCTGGAAAGGGCCTGGAGCTTGGTTTCGCCGCCAGACGTGTTCTGGAGGACGAAGTTTCCCGCGAGCCGGTCAGGCGCGACGCTGCGGTTAACATTGAAGAAGGTCTGCGCGATGTAGGCCGTCCAGGTCGATCCGGCGCGGTTGGCGATGGTCGGAATCCAAGCGCCAAGTCCAATGGGCGCGTTCGGATTGCCGGAAACGTCCCTGCCTCCCTTGATCATGAGCTGATCGCCTACGGCTACCGTGGCGACGTAGGCAGAGGCAAACGTGATGCGAGTGTATCCGGTCGCGCCCACAGTCTGAATGGTGGACACGATAGACGCGCTGGCATCGCGATATGCGCTCGTGATGGTGGGGGCGAAGAGCAGGTAGCTCCCCGGCATGACCGCCATCGCGGTGGACGAATCCACATCGACGTAGAGATGGTTGGTGGCATCGACGCCCATGACGGGGCCCAGCTCGAGATAGCCCGTGTGATAGATCGCGGTCGCGAGCACCTTGCGGAGATCGTCCATCGCCAACATGGCGCGGAGGGCGAAGACGGAGAGGAACGCGGCGCGATCTCCCTGGGAGGCAAGGAACTCCATGGGGTCGAGCACGAACGACGCGAAGAGCCTGCCGGGCGTGACCTGCATGGCAACTCCGGTGTAGGAGTTGGCGGCCTGCAGCTTGACCTGGATGTAATCCGCAGTCACCGCAGCCGAGCCCGAGACCTCCATTGGGACCACCATGTACTTGCCGCCGACGCGCTCCTTCTTGAGCATGCCGAGGAACGGAGAATTTCGGAAAACGAGAACTTCGACCTTCTCGCCATAGTATTCCTTAAGAAGACTGAATACCGAAGGGTCGCTAGTAACACCCTGTCCCATGTTGGGGCCTCCTACTTACTTGCTTTTCGGCGCCCACCGGCAGCCGTTAACTGATCGATCATAAGCTGGACATTGTCTTTCGGCTTTTCTTCCATGCCTTCGGTAGCAGCTTCCTCAGCGGCTTCTTTGGCAGGGGATTCCATCGCTTCATGCGCATCCACCATGACAGCCGCCGGGGCACCTGCTCCCATGCTTCCGCCGAGATATTTCCCATACTTGCCGCGAGCTTCATCAATCTTCGAACGGATGAAACCATCGCGGCCCTCTTCGTCCGGCGCGCCTTCGCCCATGAGCGAATTGATAAGCTCGTCCGAGAAAGAAGAATCGTGAGTATCTTTGTAGAACCCATCAAGCGGCTCCAGCTCCGCGCCATACTTGCCCCTAATCTCATCGCTCAGGGTATTGCGATGATAGCTATCGACGCCTTCTGAAAAACCCGTGACGAGCTTAAAAACAATGTCCCGCAGCTCTCCCAGGTCCTCTTCGAGGTCCTTCAATCTCGTCCCGATCATTTCGAACGGTTCAACGAGCCGATCCTCCATCGTGGAAAGAATCAGCTCCTTGTCCTGCTCGGCGTCCGGGTTAGCCCCAACCGGGGAAACTCCCATCGGCTCAACCATTTCCTAGCGCCCCCATTTGTGGGATATTATTCACCGGAGCCGACGGCACCGGAGCCGCTTCCGCGCCTTGCACCGCAGGAGCGACGGGAGCAACAAACATCTGCTTCAAAATCTCCATCGGAATGTTAGGATAGGCCGAGGCCGCAATCCCTATGGCCACGCTCACAGTCAGCGCCCCGCTCTGCACCTTCTCGGCCAGAGAGATAAGGCTGGTTATCTGCCCAGAATCAAAGGCCTGGTCCCTCTGCGGCTCGACGGGCTTCTGTGCGGGCGTCGCATTGGCCGCGGCGACAGATTCGAGGTCGGTTATCACGCGCTCGAGCAACCTATAGAGATTCTTGATGTACTTTTCGTCGTCATCGTTGGCCTCGAGCCGGTTCAGACGTTTGACGATCTCCTTCTTCAACATCATCATATCGACCGTCTCCGGGTAGTCGACTTCGCCGTCTTCAATGGCCCGCTCTACAATCTCCTGGACCGCGTCATAGGAGGCCGAGACGGAAGTATAGACATTTTCTAGGTCGGGGAGCTGCATGAAATGAGTCGCCATGTCCTTGTCGATGAATCCCGCTGAGAGCATCATCTCGATCTGATTCATCTTCTCCTCAGGATCCTTCGAAAGGGCCGAGGCGGCGGAGAACTGAATTGAATACCGAGCGCGATTCTTTCGGGCATCTCCCCAGGTGACCCTATTCTTCCCCGATCTCGCGGGGAGGATGGGGAGTTTCCCGGGGAACGTATCGATACAGACCCGCGAGACATCCACGAGGAAATGGGTGAACTGCTGGAGCTGGACATTGAAGCGGTCGGACTCGATATCTTCCATCGTGTCGAGGGCCTTTCCAGAGTCTAGGTTGCTCGGCGCTCGAGCCTGCGCAGAAAGCTGGCTTACCCCGGCTAGGTCGTAAGCCTTGTTGATGTAGAAATTGAGCAGGTCAATCCATTCGCTGTGGATCGGGTTCGGCGTCATCGTGGAAACGCCGCCTGAGGCCTGCTCGTTGCGATAGGTGTAGACCGCAACCCCATTTTCGATGGAAGAGGCCTTAATATTCGAGCCTTCGGGGGTGAAAATCATTCCGAGGGGCATTTTTCGGGTCGCGGAGTCAATTCTACGCACGAGCTCATCAATATTTCGCTGAATCGGGTACTCTTCATCGGCCAAACTGGTCGAGAAGAAGCCTTTAAGCGGCTTATTGTAGTAAATTTCGACCGTGGGGCGGCGGTAGAGGCCTCCGTACTGCTCATAATCGAGCTTTATCGGGTCGCAGACCTGATCTTTCCCAAAGAATTCCCACTTCTCGCCGCCGTAGAGATCCCAGTAGACTGCATGTTCGTCCTGGACCTGGGGGTTATCCTTGAGGCGGCCCCGGATCACCTTGTTATCGATACGATCGGCAATCGAAGCGAGGGGAAAGTACTTCGTCCAGTGCATCATGTGGGTAATCGAGCCATGCATATACTCAGCGGGGTCGATGAAGTACTCCCACGGGGGGATCCTATTAAGGCTCTGCGTCTCGGGGTCGATCAGCATGACGCCGATGTCGAAGATGGCCGCGTCCCGGAAGCACAAGACGGACTTTGGGTAGGCGTGCTGCTCATCGAGCCACACGTCAAAGTGGTTCTGGAGATCCAAGCAGGTCTTCACGGTATCGTAGAGCCCATTGATCGAGTTGAAGAATGGCCTCACGTTGGCCTGTGATATTTTCGAGGTTATCGTATCGACAATGGATTTTATTACATTGATTTGGGTCTGCACGCCGTCCGCGTTCTGGGCCGGAACGACGTAGCCTTGAGGATAGGTATAGGGCGTCCAGAGATCTTCCCGCCTCACGCCATTGTTGAAATAGCGGTTCATGTTGCGAATGTACTTTGATTCGCGTGTGGTGAGGTTGGAATGGAGCTTCAACATGTTCTGCTTGACTTTGGTCTCGTCCATCACCACACCTCGGCATCGAAATGAGGTTCATCTTTCGGCGTCGTGCCGATCTTCCTAAAGCGGAGCACTGTGCCATCGGGCCGAATAACGTCAAAATGGTACTGATACTCCGAGGCGATCTTCTCGAGCAGTTCATAAGAAACCGGCCCTTCGATGAGTGCATCTTTTGTGTTTGGGCGCTTCTTTAATATCGCGCGGGCAACTCTTTCTAAGGCCGGTCTTATAAACATGTTACTTCCTTAACAAGCCGCTGAGATCTTCGTGGCCGTACCGCTCCCGATGTTGAGGCGGAACGCCACGACGCCAGAGAGAATGACCGAGGTGGCCGCAGTCACCGAAGCCAGAGACGTGGTAGCCACCGCATTCCCAGCCTCGATGATGTCAGGCGGGGAGTTGGTGACTTCGATGCTCGCGGCCCCGGCGGAGGGGAAGGAAACCGTTACGCCCACCTGGCCATTGCGGTCAGGTAGATAGATCCATTCCTGTGCCCCGGTCCCCGTGTAGGTTTTCTCGATGAATTTCCACGCGGGGGCGCTGGGTGCGAGGGTGGAGGACAGCCCTGCGGGGGAAGTGTTGCCAGCCAGTTGAAGTGACATGCTGCCTCCCTTATCCCACCAGCTCGAATGAGCCGTAGAGGATGCGAAGCGTGTTGCTCGCGGACGACGTGCCCCAGGTGCACCGGAGGTCGAGCGAGTAATTGGCGGTCGTGTCGATCGTGACAGCAGCGGGGAGGCTCACAACCTCGGAAGCCGTGGGGCCGTACTGATGAGACACCCAGCCAACCAGCGATCCGCTCGCGCCCACCGAGGCCACGATAAAATCGCACTGCACGATAAACGCGCTCGAGGCCACGGTAGTCATCGCCACGGCAGCCGTGTCGGCGATCGCGGTAAACGCGGCGGAGGCGTCAACGAGGCCGAAGCGGGTCCGCAGAGTCGGGGTGCCCGTGTTGGCGATGGTGCCCACGAAGGCCGCGTGGAACTGCGTGCCGAGCCTGAGCGTGCCCGACGGGAAATAGAGGGTCGATCCGGGGAAGGAACCCTGATTGTCCCAGGGCAGTTGCACGATACTGCCCTTGACGTTGTTGAGTATGCTCGTCTCGGTCGTCGAGCTAGCCAGCGCAGCGCTTGCGCCGTTTTGGACGTAGAAAGCGCCAGAGGGGAAGAGGTAGGGCGTGCCCATGGTGGCGAGCATGCGCCCATCGGTAGACTGATACGGTTTAAGCAGCCAGCTCATATCAGCCCCCTTTAGTTGATCATCTCGACATAGCCACCGACCACGGTCAGCGAGTTACCAGCGGCAGCGGTGCCCCAGGTCGCGCGGACATCGAGGGTGTACGGGACCGTCGTGTCGAAGGCGCTCGTCGCGGTGTAGGGGAGAATAAAGCGCTGGAAACTGATCGCGGTGACCGACTGCATGAAGTTGCCGCCCGCCGCGATGATGCCCGCCGATCCGTAGCTCGAAACTGCGATATCGCTGTACAGCTCGAAGAGGCCGCCAGTGACAGCCGCAGCCGTGAGCGCGGTAGAGTCGGTGAGGGGAAGGAACGTACCTGCGGCATTGACCATGCCCACGCGGATGCGAAGGGTCGGAGTCGAAGTAATGGTAACGTTTCCGAAGAGCTTGACCCGAAGCAGGCACCCGGGGGCGTTGACGAGGTTGAGAGCGCTTCCCCAGGCGAGAGCGCCGGCGGGGATGACGAGCGAGCCCTGTGCGGTCGTGACGCTCGAGTTGAGGATGCTGGTCTCCACGACGGAGTTGACCAGCGCAGCAGAGGCGGCGTACTGCATGTACATGACACCGCCGACGGACATCTGTAGGCCCGCCTTGCTCTTGGTTTGCAGGACCTCGAGGGAGGAGGGGAACGAGGGATTAGTGGACGGAATACCAAACGCCATATTGACTCCTTAGCGGGCCGTAGCCCCTGTGAGATACATCTTGCGGATGAGGCGGTACGTCTGCGCGTCGCACTCCAAAAGCTCGGCCGCCTGGAAGAGGGCGAGCATCTTGTCACGCCAGGACAGCGGCTTGTCCTTGACAACGCCCTCGAACCAGGTAAATGCCTCTTCGATTGCGTCGTAGCTGGTCGCCATGTAGATCTTGCCGGTGAGCTGGCCCCAGGCCCTTTGTGCGGGGGTCATATCGGCAAAGGCCTGGGCGAGAGGATTGCCCGAGGCCTCGAGGGTCTTGGCGAGCTTCTTCCGCTCGCTTCCCAGGCCCTCGTCTTGCATCAGCTGCACGGCCTCGATGGCCTCTATTGTCTGCTTATTTCTTGCCATGGATTATCCCCTTTATCCATCTTTTCGCTCTGCGGATTCTCCAGCCGGGATACCTGGCTCCGGCATAGATCTCCAAGTAATCCATGAGCAACATCGACCCCTGGGTCTGCTTGGCCTTCGAGGGCGCGACGTACTCGGCAGGGTCGATGATCATTTGAGCGCCCGGAGCTTGCTCGAGCCAGAGGGCCGGATGATACCGGACAGCTGCTCGTGGATCTTGTCGAGGATCGTCTCGTCGGTGATCGTGGACTCCCACACGACGGCAGACGCCGGGACGCAAACCTCGTCGGGACAAAACACGGTCTTGCTCAGCTTGACGATCTGGAGGCCCATCCCTTTGCCGTCCTGGGACGGTATCGCCTGTATCAGCGCGGTCTCGTCGGCGGGGAGTACATAGTTGCCATCGCAGTCGAACAGCCGACAGATATCCTCATGGTAGAGCCACTCGCCCGTCTTGAGCCTGAGCAGACACGGAGCGCCGCCAACTACGCGCATGGGCTTGCCCCTCTCCTTGGTCTCAATCTCATCCATCACATCCTCCTCACCAAACGTAATTGTCTCCCGAGATAGCAAGGGCCATCTCGTCAGCCGTCTCTTCAGCGGCCTGGATCTGGACTGGTACGCGGCCTATCATCGCCGAGTTGCCTATCCTCATCAAGTACCTGTACGCATAGATAATGCTATCCATCTCGTCCGGGTGGTATGTGTCATCGTCGATGATCCTGACCACGGCCTCGGTCTGGGGGTCTCGCTTCCACACGGTTTTGCCGCACTCGTCGGCGAAGGGGCCGTCATGGCGGATGTGCAGCCGGCCTGCGTTGACGTCGTCCTGCAGGTAGTCGATGCCCATCGCTTTGTCCCGCTTGTAGGCCGCGCGGATCGGCAAGCCGAACGTCGTGGACAAGTCACGCATCGACTTGATCTGCGCGGCCCCGGACGGGTCTTTGTAGAGCACATCTGCGGTGTCCGAGTAGATCTCAAACCCCGTCATAGCGGCGGGGAAACGGGACTTGCCCCACATCATCCCGGCCCTGATGGCATTGGCTAGATCGCTGATCGTCTGGCGGTTGGCCTTGTGCTCATAGACGAGCCAAATGTCAGGCTGCCCCTCGACGTAGGCGAGCATGACAAAGGCGTCGCGATCGGCGTACCCGATATCGAGCCCGCCCACGAGTCGCACGCTGCCGGGGACTAGCCGCTCCCAGGTCGCGAGATCGCTGTCCGAGTAGTAGGCGCGTGGATTGAACACGCGGAGATCCGAGTCGTTGCTGTATTTGCCGTCCAAAAATCGTGCCCTGTATTGACCTGTCAGGGTCTCGAGCTGGGCCTGGATGTAGCCGGGCGCGAGATTGATCTCATTGTCATAGGGGCTCATCCACAGGCTGGCATAGTGACCGAGCACCGGATGGCCCTCGGGCGTCTGCCCGTCGATCCACAGTTTGTACGTCCAATGCGCCGTTGTGGTCGGATTGAGATCCGCGACGAGCTTCGGAGCAAACCCTATTTTTTGACTCAGCCGCGTGCGGAGTTTTTTGACCGTCGCCCAGGGGACGTCCTGTGACTCGTTGATGTATGCTCCGGCATATTCCCGGCCTAGGATTTTGTCCACGCGCTCAGCATCGTCGAGGCCGGCGCAGGTGATGAGCGAGTCTCCGATTTGCAGCTCCATGGATTGCTCGACTCGCCTATAGTCCTGTCCCGCCTCGAGGCCGAGAGCAGTTAGGACGGCCGGGATAGTCTGATCCCACACGGAGCCACGGATGTCAGACGCATAGCGCCGCACCATGAGGAGCTGCGTGCCGGGGAAGGATAAAGCCAAAAAAATCCAAAAATAACAAACTATCCACGTCTTGCCAGATCTCGCCCCGCCGTATAGCAGGACATTGCTCTCGTCCCTGAGTAGGACAAGTGCCTCCTCCTGGCGCGGCGTCAGTCTCAGTGCGCTACCCCGCTCCACTGGCTGTCAGGAGTAGAGCCTCGCTGGTCTCCAACTGCTGGCTTAGTATTACTTTGTATTACCTCGCCCTCTGTCTTAAGATCATCCTGGATCACTCTATCGAGTCTCCGGTTGATCTCTACGAGACTCTGATCCTCTACGGGAGTAGTGAGCAGATTAGGAGTAGCAGCGAGATGAGCAGCATCAAACCGCTCGAGGGCAGCGGCAAACACTATCGGCCGCTCGGATTTGATCTCGACGGACTCTTTCGGCTTGCCGATCTCGTGCTCGACTATGATCTGGGCCGCTTTGACTCTAGCCGCTGACGCAGCTAGGCGTGTATCCCGGAGGATGTCGGCGAGGGCCGCGATTGCCTCCGGATAAAGCTCAGCGATCATCGCCCGCGAGATCACGTCCGTCTTTTTGCGCCCGCTCGGGTTGCCGGACTGGCCTTTTTTAAAGGGCTTGAGGCCGCTGGTATTGCGTACCCAGTCTTTTTTCGGAGTCTCGGGCGTCTTGTCTGCCATGTACATATCTCCGTGGTCAATCGATTATATAAATAGTCGGCATTTTTGCAAATGTTGTCAAGTGGGGGTCCGCGACCATTTTTATTTGCCGAATCTTAGCGAATTCTGTTGACACGTCTATGGGATAGCTATATTATAGGTATATCAAGAGAGCAAGAGAGCGCGGACGCGATAAGGCGTCGGCTCAAAGGGAGACAAGATGAGCAAAAAATATGTAGCCAAAATCAGCCAGACCGGAGCCCAGACCAGGCTTAATTCCGCCACGGAGCGAGGAGCCAAAGCCGAGGCGAGCCGCTGGCAGTCCTATGCCGATCGCAATTGTTGCATGACGCTCTACGTCGACGTAAGCGGTCATCGCGACCTCGAGCCCGTGGCGCGCAAAGAAAACGGGCGTTGGACGGCCATCTAGCGCCGAAACGGGGAGCAATCCCCGTCGCCGGGAGATAGCCTACCCGGCCCGATGAGGCAGGCTAAAAGGAGATACGAGATGATCCGTAACATCAATGAGCGGTTTGGCGAGAGGCTGACTTTTGCAACGGTCGAGGAGATGACGGCAGCGATCGAGGCGATCGGGTATCTCCCCGAGGACGGGCTCGTCGAGGGCCGCGACTATGAGACCCTAACCAAGGGCGAGGAGCTGATCGAGAGCCTCAAGGCCGAGGATTTTGATACCCGAGCGATCGCCGATGCCCTCTGCGACGGCGCATACCTGGAGACGCTCGCCGGCGAATATACGCAGGAGGATATCGAGGAGGCCTATAGCATAGTGTGCGACTCGATCTAAGCGCTCCGCAGTACGGACAGGGCGGCCCACTACCGCCCGGCGCTAGAGGGCCCGGGTATTTACCTGGGCCTTTTTGAGGAGGATCTATGCAAATCTCAATCACGGTGGCCGATAAGATTAATCTGCGTCACAAGGTCAAGGGCGGCCCGCTGACCGTCAGAGAGCTACGGGAGATCCTGAGGAGGGCCAAATGAGCTGGCTCGTCTTGGGTTGGTTCCTCACCTTCGGGCTCGTGCCCGATCAAGCCGAAGCGCTTGGGGCTAGCTATCAGGCGCTATTGCCGGATCAAGTCGCCACGGTGGCAGAGATCGGCCTCAATGCGACGGCCTGGGGCCTTGTTAATGTCTATGGCTCGATAGAAAACTATCAATACAAGGGCCCAGGGCTCTCGTTTTGCCCCTTCCGCGCTGACTACAAAATAGGGGCGTCGATCTCGGCCCATGGATTGACCATCGGCATTGACCATGAATGCGATCATCCCGTAATCTGGTCCTGGGAAGAAGGCGAAATGAACACCTTCGGCTATGGGGAAACGAGAATTTACATTAAGATCCAGGGCACCGCTTCGTTCTAGCTATAGACAATTCAAGAAGCCCCGGGCAATCCGGGGCTTTATTTTGCCCTAACCAAATAACCCAAGCGCTTAGCCCTTAGGAGCGCCGCCCTTCTTGCCGTTTTCCTTGGCCGCTTCTACCTTGGCCGGGCTTGAACTAGCCCCCCCCCGCTTGCCCATGAGCTTAGCGGCTTCCGATAAGAGATCGGGAGATTTCTTCTTGCGAAGAGACTCAATCCAGCCCTGATATTTCTTCAATTGCTCGCTCATGATTTCTCCTTGTCTACACCCAACATGTCAATCATATCCTCGATTGCCTCGGCGTAACTGGCCTCGTTCGGATCTCGCTTGTGCTTTTCTGGCAGTTGCGCGAGGGCCAGGTCGAGGCGGGCACGGTAAGCCTTCGCGCATTTCTCGCGCTCTTCCAGGAGTGCGGCATCGACAAGACGCAGGGCTATTTGTTTGTTCCATCCCCCACATAGCCTATAAACCGTATCACTATCAAGTCCGAGCGCATCGAGTATTGAATCGAGAAATGCATCCATTTCTTCCTCCTTCAAATCTTCGCGCCATTGCGTCCGTTTGGACCGTTTGGCTAGTTTCACGCTTTTCGCTATAAGATCGCATGGCGGCCCCTACGTTTTTAACCTGGGCGCATTTTTGCTTGAATATCTCGAAGACCCTGCGCAAATGCCTCGGGGCTCATGGCCTCTTCCGCCGATCTCGCGTTGTCCGCCGCGATGGCTTCGGGTGTTGTTGCGTCCGGCCTGTCGTCGAGTGCGCCATGCTCCGGCTTCTCCCACGAGGGGGTCTTGCGCTTGAATGCTTCGGAAGGATTGGCTGAGGAGACAAACTTCTCGACGCCGCCCCGCATGAAGCCAATGAAAGATTGATATCTCGATTTCACCTCGTGTTCTGAACTGTCAAGGATTGCTTGATAGTTGCGCATCGCCTCCGCGATCTCCCCGTCCGTGTATCCTGACATGGTGCGCAGGCAGTCCGAGGCGTCATCGGGGCGAAACGAAATCGAGAGAAGGCGGCAAGCGGGGCCGATGCCGGGAGCAAGGGAATTCCAAAGCGCCCGAGCCTCCTCGATTCGCCCGGTTCCCGAAAGATTTGATTCTGGGAGTTTTGGAGTTTCTGGAATTAGTGGCTCAGCATGAATAAGAATTTCTTTTCTTTTCTGTTCTGTATCTGTATCTGAGTCTGTATCTGGGGGCGTTACAGTAACACTTTCGCAACGTTTCTGTAACGTTTCATTCTTTGCCCTATATTTCCTTACTCTGTCAGTACTTGAGTCAGATACGAATTGACGCTTATTCCAGTTAGTGATGTTACATTTTCCCGAAATGAAACGGATGAAACATTTTGAAACAAATAATTGTTTCGTCGCTTCCCATTCTTCGGGCGTAATTCCGAGAGCGAAAATAATTTCATCTTCATGTAACGTTTCAAGAACGTTACTGCAACGGAGGCAAAAAAGCATGATGAGCCGGCGCTGCATCGGCTCGCTCATGCTCTGAACCTTTGGGTCAGAGGCAAACTCAGAATAGAATCTAAACCAGGAATTCGCCATAATCTATCCTATTGTTTTCCGGATGAAGTCGAGGCCCTTTTGATAGACGAGGGTCTTGCTTGTGATATGGACGCCGCCCTGACTGTCCGACCATTGGCCCTCGACCACGCGGAAGTAGCCCCGCTCCTGGAACTCGCGATATGGCAGATTCGAGGAATCAAGGATCTTGAGATCGCGAAGACGGGCAAAGAGTTTGTTTCGTCCGTATCCCGGGATATTGAGCACCGCGGCGACATTGCGCATGGGGATGGCATCTTTCGAGTCGGCCACCTGATCGAAGAATTCTACCTTCGGCGCGGCGAGAGCGAGGGCATTTTGCATCTCCTGGATCTTCGCCTGCATCCATCCCATAACCTCGGCAGTTTTCCGAGCCATCTCAAGATCAGTGTGGATATTTTGGAGCTGCGGAACGTTCCGTAGGTCGTTCCTTCCGCTTCTTTCAGTGGCCTCTTTTATCGCCGTGACCTGGATTTCATCGAGCATCGTGGGAATGCCATTCCGCGGGAGGCCGGGGAATAATTTCTTGACCCACGAATTTACCGTATCTGGATGAACGCTAAGAGCCTTGGCCACCTGGCCAACTGTCATCGCCCTCGACATTGCATTCGCAAATAGCTCGATTTCTTTTCCCATCTTGTACCTCTAAAAAGAAAGGGCTCTATGATGCCCGCCGCCAAGCGTTCGGAAAGGTGTAGGCCCTTCCTAGCATCATAAAGCCCTCTAGATTGTTGCGCCCCACAGCGCCCATGTCAACGACTTGGCGGAATCATTGACTTGATGAGTTTAGACCCGTTTAGAACAGAAGTCAATTGGCTATCCTTTCAGTTTTTTCTCATCTGCTACCTCCTTGGTATCCTTCTCGAATTGCTCGAATCTCTTCTGAATTCGCTCGCTCATGATGAGCTTGCCCGATTCGTAGCCGCTCATTGATTGGTTAGACACGCGGAGAAGTTGGGCTAATTGATGTTTAGATAGCTTGCGCGAAAGCCGGACCTCTTGGATGTGATTCGCCGGGATCTTCGAAGCACGCTTCGCGACATTTGCGGTATGAGCCGCATGGGCGAGAGCCGCATTTCTTTGAAGCGCCACTTTCAGTTCCTCCGGCGTCTTCTTGGCCTTCCGCTTGTCATCCTCAAGGCGCTTTGCTTTGCGCGCTGCTGAGGCCCTATCGCTCACGGACCGGCGCTCGGCCTCGCGTTTCTGTGCGGCCTCGATATGGGCATTTCGCAGGGCTTCGCGGGCTTCTTCTTTCTCTCTTTTTGTCCTTTCTTTGGCCTCGGCCTCTTCATCTGTGAGTTCGTGGGCCCCATAATTGTAAGTCGCCTTCGAATTGCGATACTCCGGCGAGGTGAGACAAAGCCAATCGGGGCGTGCGGGAAGGGGAAGGCCCTTTGCGCGACAGATTGCACGGCTGCTACTCGGTGCAATGATCGGCTGATTCTGGGGCTCGGGAATGCCATAATCAAGCATCGGGATTCTCCTTGCTCTCGGCCTGGGCGAGGGCGCGACGCTTGCTCCGATTTTGTTCGTATTGGGGGCCTCGGCGTAGTCCACTACAGAAATTGTCACCATCTCGATATTCGTTGTAATGCTGATTATTCATGTTTTTACACTTATCGGAATGATAGGCGCAGTTTTTGCATTTCATAGCTCCGCCTCCTGCGTCGCCCCTGCGGGTGTGGCGAGGGCGGCGCGAGATTGCGAGCCATCCAATCGTACGAGTATTCGGCTCAGTATGTCCTTGTTTGATATTGCGGAATCAGGAACTATCCACTCGGCGAGATCATGCTGGAGGTCTAGCACTAAACTCCTAAGCGCCTTCTCGCCCACGCGGACGGCCTCCAGCTCCTGGCGCATCTGTTCAATCTCAGCTTCATCTGCGGCTAGGACTAGGCGCAAATCCTCGCTCGTCTCTTGCGTGGGCTCGGTTTTATCATTCTTCATCTTTCTTCTCCTTTTCTTCTTGCTCTTTCTTGAGCTGATCTCCAAGACATTCCTCCCATGAGCTTTGCGAGCATCCATCGTCGTGCTCGTCCCGCGGCTTCTGCTCATAGGGGCAAGGTCGATCATCGAAGGGCCAAAAATAGCAGCCCATAATACCTCCTTGAATCTTTAATCTGCATACACAATGCTATATCATATATAATAGCGCGTCAAGGTAGAAAATCGTGCGAGAAACACATTTTATCGAATAATTATCTTGACAGCGATATAACCATGACATAATATAGTCGCAGGAGGAAGGATATGACAAAAGAAGAGCGGGCTATTTTCGTGAAGATGGGCCCCTGCGATGGGGGCAGGGCATGGATGAAGGCCGCCAAGGTCAAGACGCTTCGAGAGGCCTGGGAGACATGCAAGCGCCCGGACTGGATGCTCTGGGCCCTAAGCCGAATCGGGTTTAAGGACGACCGGAAGCTCCGCCTCTACGCCTGCGCCTGCGTGCGCGAAACGCCCCTTGCTGATGGAAGAACTCTCTGGGATCTGCTGACCGATGAGCGCTCCCGCCACGCCGTCGAAGTGGCCGAGCGCTACGCCAAGGGCGAAGCCACGGACGGGGAGAGGGACGCCGCCAGGGACGCCGCCGGGGCCGCCTGGGACGCCGCCAGGGCCGCCAGGGACGCCGCCAGGGCCGCCAGGGACGCCGCCAGGGACGCCGCCTGGGACGCCGCCTGGGACGCCGCCGGGGCCGCCGCCGGGGCCGCCAGGGACGCCGCCAGGGACGCCAGGGACGCCGCCAGGGCCGCCAGGGACGCCGCCTGGGACGCCGCCTGGGACGCCAGGGACGCCGCCAGGGACGCCGCCAGGGACGCCGCCAGGGACTGGCAGGCTGATCTTCTGCGGCAGTGGATATCTTGGGACGAGATCGAGCCGGTGCTAGAGGAATATAGTAAGGACAAAAAACAATAGGAGGAACAAGATGAGCGAATATACAAAAGGGCCCTGGTTTATCGTCGAGGATTCAATCATGGCCCCAGGCGAATATCTACAAAAGTTTGTGGCAAAACAGGTTTGCGGAGAAAACGCTAAGGAGATAAGGGCCAACTCTGGCCTCCTTTCGGCCGCGCCCGAGCTATACGAAGAGCTGAAAGAAATCTCATATTCGCAGCCCGAAGATAATGATCTGCGCATCCCGTATGTCACCATCCAGATCGATCGAGACCAGCTTAAGCGCATCAGGGCCGCAATCGCGAAGGCAGAAGGCCATGCCTGATCTCTGTCTCTACTATCGCAAATCGCGCTGCATCTGCCCGAAGAAATGCCAATTCCAGAAGATCGAAGAAGGGCTGCGGCGATGCAAGAAAGATGGAATGATAAATGGGAAGGAGAAATAAGATGACGAAAGAAGAGCGGGCTATTTTCGTGAAGATGGGCCCCTGCGATGAGGGCAGGACGTGGATGAAGGATGCCAAGGTCAAGACGTTTCAAGAGGCCTGGGAGACGTGCAAGCGCTCGGACTGGATGCTCTGGGCGCTAGCCCAAATCGGGTTCCGAGATGACAAGAAGCTCCAGCTCTACGCCTGCGCTTGCATGCGCGGAACGCCCCTCGGCGATGGAAGAACTCTCTGGGATCTGCTGATCGACGAGCGCTCTCGCCATGCCATTGAAGTGGCCGAGCGTTACGCCAAGGGCGAGGCCACGGACGAAGAGAGGACCGCCGCCTGGACCGCCGCCTGGGCCGCCGCCAGGACCGCCGCCTGGGCCGCCGCCGAGGCCGCCGCCGGGACCGCCGCCTGGACCGCCGCCGAGGCCGCCGCCTGGACCGCCGCCAGGAGGACCGCCGCCAGGACCGCCGCCAGGACCGCCGCCGGGACCGCCGCCTGGGCCGCCGCCTGGGCCGCCGCCGAGGCCGCCGCCAGGACCGCCGCCAGGACCGCCGCCGGGACCGCCGCCTGGGCCGCCGCCTGGGCCGCCGCCTGGACCGCCGCCGAGGCCGCCGCCTGGGCCGCCGCCAGGGCCGCCGCCTGGGACTGGCAGGCTGATCTTCTGCGGCGGTGGATATCTTGGGACGAGGTCGAGCCGGTGCTAGAGGAATATAGTAAGGACAAAAAACAATAGGAGGAACAAGATGAGCGAATATACAAAGGGGCCCTGGTTTATCGTCGGGGATTCAATCCTGGCTTCGGGACAAAACATCCTTGACAAGTTTGTAGCAAAACAGGTTTGCGGAGAAAACGCCACGGAAATAAAGGCCAACTCCGATCTTCTTTCAGCCGCGCCTGAATTGTTCGATGCACTCAAGGCTCTTGTGGCTTTCGAGGCCGACGGAGCTGGAAACGGCAAACGAGCGATGGCTAAGGCACGCGACGCAATCGCAAAGGCGGAAGGCCATGCCTGATCTCTACCTCTACTATCGCAAGTCACGCTGCGTCTGCCCGAAGAAATGCCAATTCGCGAAAATCGAAGAGGGGCTGCGGCGCTGCAAAAAAGATGGAATGATAAACGGGAAGAACAAATAACGTTTGACATACCCATGCCATAGTTATATGATCTAGTTAAGAGGTAACCATGAACAAGCCGAAGAAGCCCGAAGACCTTTTCAATCAGCATGCAGTGATCTTCATGACCAAGGCGCAGAAGGAGAAGCTCCTGAAATACTGCGCCAAAAATCACACAACCATGTGCGAGTGGGCCCGGGAAAACATCGAGAACCTGGAATGACCCATCCCGAGGCTGACCTACAGATCCAGGTTGCCGATCTTTTGCGGATCTATGAGAGGCAGCGTCATTTCATTTGGTTCTCGACTCCGAACGAGCTGCTAGGATCGGCGAGATCAGAGGGCGGCCTCGGGCGCATGGTGAGATTTAAGCGCATGGGATTGCGGGCGGGCGTGGCGGATATCGTTTTGGTATGTCACGGCCATGCCTATTTTGTGGAGCTCAAAACAAAAACCGGCAGGCAATCTGAAAGCCAAAGGCAATTCGAGGATGATGTTTCCATTGCCGGTGGTTGCTATACGGTGTCTCATTCTCTCGACGAGGCTATCGATGCCCTGAAGATCTGGGGAATCATTCCATAGGAGGAACTATGAAAATGTACAAGGGTTTTGACAAGGATCTGAAATGCCGCGATTTTCAATTCGAGGTCGGCAAAACCTACGAAGAAAAGAAGGCGGATCTCTGCTCCTGCGGATTCCATGCTTGCGAACGTCCGTTCGATGTCCTTAGCTATTATCCGCCCTCCAGTTCACGATTCGCCGAGGTCGACCTTGACGATGTCACTGACCAAAAATCCGATGATACAAAGCGCGTAGGTAAAAAGATTACAATCTCTGCCGAAATAAAACTACCGCAACTGATCGATGCTGCGGTCAAATTTGTTTTCGAGAGGGCTGATTGGAGCAAAAAAGAAACCCAGGCTACGGGCGACCGGGGCGCGGCGTCGGCTACGGGCGACCGGGGCGCGGCGTCGGCTACGGGCTACCAGGGCGCGGCGTCGGCTACGGGCTACCAGGGCGCGGCGTCGGCTACGGGCGACCAGGGCGCGGCGTCGGCTACGGGCGACCAGG